TCACTAAGGTGGCGCGGAAATTTTCATTCTATTATTGAGTAGCAGTTTTCAGCTGCATTTCTTCAACAGAAACTCAACACACCCGTTAGGGTGGGCTCATGCTGCCACGCAGATTGCCGTTCTGCGTCATATGTAGCTAATTCTTCCCACCAGATTGCTAATCTGGTGCTTCAACCGGGTCCGTAGATGAGATCGTCCACAAAATTTAGAATCTCTAGAGACGGATCCGTAGACGGTCCGACACATGAGATGGTAAATAAGCCATTCTGAGAGTATACATCAAGGCTAGGGAAATCCCCAGTCTTGGTCAACGTCATGGTGGCCGAATTTGATACACTAGTGACAGTCATGTAAAAGTCTATCAGTAGCGATCGTGAATTCGATGTGTTCGAGTTTAGGAAAGCAGGTCCTTCTGGTTCAAGGGTTGGTATATAATCAACCTCATCCAGCATGTACTGGGCATCATCTTGATACTCCCGATTGAAATAAGAACCAGTGACGCCGGTGAAAGCGTAACTGAGGTCAGTTCCAAAAGAAGTAGCATCAATCCTGAAGAGTTGAAACTTAACGTGGTACCGGTAGCATGGAAGATTGTTAAATGTGATCGATCCGATGCAATCGGTAGCGTCAAGGAGGTTGGTAAAAATGAAGTTACTCGAACTTAAACCAGACCCGAAGAAACCAAAAGAGGTGGGGTAGCTATCTACCAGGGTTGAAGAAAACGGCAAATGTTGTCTCCAAAACACCTTATCTTTAGGAGATGTAAATCTCGAAAAAGCAGATAGGTAAGGAACGACAGTTGCCGTCTCTTCCTAATTAGCTAAACCCGGGTTAACCTGCATAATGCGCAACAAGGCGGACGTTGGGTTGGCAGGCAGAGTTGCACCACTGAAAGTCAACAGCGCCTCAGGCCCCGTAATTTTGACAACACGTTGGTAGATCGTTGACGTGCCGGTAAAACTGGCACCAACGGACACATTGTCAATGATGGTACAATTGGAGGTCGCAGTGACGACTGGTGGGACACATGCAGTGGAATCACCAGTGCATCTGTAGTACACCAGGTAACATCCAATGGGCAGGGTATCCGGAAACGTGATAGTCGTACCGGTCAATCCAACATCGAACGTGTTGTCCCCATCTTCAGCTTGAGAATAGCCGAAGTAAGCAGAGGTGCTAATGTTGACTGAACAGTTGGCTGAGTACATGGCAATGTTGTTGCCGCGTAGACCGCCATAAACTTGTTCCTTGAAGAAAGTGATGTCATAAGTGACCCACAACTCGCCCAAATTGACACTTGTGCCTGCAACTCCAAACGTGGCAACTTGAAAATTGCCAAGATCGTACCATTGAAGGTTATCACTTGGGGTCTGGGGACCTCGACACTTCAGCAGCGCAACAGGTCTCTCTTTGATGGCACACTCGATAGGGTGTAAGATGTTGCAGTCTGATTTACAAGAATTTGCAAACGCTGTATTTTCCATCTCAATTTTACTAGCGTAGGCCGGGTCAACGAGATCGTAATCTGTTGCCAGGACCACGCCTCCTAGAGCTTGTGTAGTGCCAGAGTAAGAAGAGGACGTACTCTTAAAAGCAAACACAATTCCATTAGGTCTCCACTGGTCATAGTTTTGTGCAATGGTACTCAACCACGGGAAGGTGGTTGGGTTACCAGGGTTAACTATGTAGGTGGTGTTCTCAAATGAATTTGCGGTTGCAGAGGATATGACGTCACCGAGATATTCGCAATGGACGACACGGGTTCCTCTCTTAGAGCTGCCGAATTTTGGGACAACATCGACTGCACCTCCTTTACTAAATAAAGAATTAGCAGTGACAGTGTAATCCCCGTTACCAGCAATTTTGATGGCACCTTGCTCTGCCATAAGGCCGAGAGAAGCACCTGCAGCCGGGCCGGCAACAGCTGTAGCACCAGCTCCGATCGCGAGTCCGATCTTCTCCGCATTCTTCCTAAGGAGTTTCTTGCCTTCCTTCACAGCTAGCTTCTTGACTTCAGACTTTAACTTCTGTTTCAATGATTGCTTTGGTGGTTGGGTAGATGACATCTTAGGGTTTGACAGTAATGAATTCAAAGCCTTAATGTGCTTGGCGATTTCGTTCTTTAAGACAGCTTTAGGAGATTTGTTCTCTTTAGGGGCTTGTTTTTGCTTAAGTAACTTCTTTTGCTTGCGTGTTAACTTAACTAAAGGTATTTTAGCTGGCTGATTCATTTACTATCAAGGTTTTGGCCACCCCCGCCGGGCAGCCAAAATCGCGACAAGCGATTCATAACGAGGATCGCATCCCGTGTTCCAGTCTTCCAAACAGGTAACAAACCTGTTCCATATATGCTCTCACTCAATTTCCATGCATGGGCATTGTCGAAACGTTTAAATCATGAACCCCAGCTATAGGGTAGCTAGGGCATCCTGGCCAACAAACTTCAATTATTTCTAACTGTTTTATTAGCGAGGGATCGTTTCGGTGCTCCATGCAGTACTGTCCAAGCAAGTCCCAGTCATACTGCGGGTTTGAAAGCAAGTTGTATAATTGCTTAACAATATTCTGGGGAATACATTTACCATCCTTCCACCTTTGGGAGCAGAAAATAAAATCGTTGGGTGTTCCGATTTCAAAACCGGTGATAGTCATTCCGAATTGGGCATGAAAATCCCTGTACTGCTGATCACTGCAAAAAGGTTGGTGTACGCCATCGTCTCCTTGAGCTCGTTGAACAGGCGCTAGGAAAGGATTAAGTCGAACTTTCCCAAACGCGTGTGCACACAGAACGTTGAGCGATGCCTTCGAGGCGGTATTGCCTTCGCTGGTATCAAGCTCACCTGACCTGCGGCCGCCAGGGGCAACCTGGCTAATGAACGAGCCGTCTGACAACACGTAAAGAGGCCGAGCTAACACGTAAGCGTTAAGAACCAAAAATTTGGACCACGCGGTGTACTCGGCGTCGTTGGTAGTCACCTTTTGCAGAATGCTAAGCTCTATGACATCTTCACTCTGAGAGTAATCCATAGACTTGACATCAGTGCTGATGAGCACACTTTGCAAGTCCAACGGTTTAGCTCGATCAAAGTCCTCAAGTATTGAGGCTTGGAATAGCTGTGCCATGGAGTCCGTGAACCCTATTCCTACGGAACCGGGGCCTCGGAACCAATTCTGTTTCTTCGGCATGTCTACGTCTTTCATGAGGTACATTTCGATGGCTATCTGAATCATGGATACGCTGTTGATAATGCGCTCACACAATCCTATCTTCTTCATCTTAGTAGGCTCATTCTTGACAAACACTCGAACTGGGTCAGCAAGACCCCACAGAACTAGCTCGGAAGGAGTGGGTTCGAGACGCAAGAGTGCTTGGTAATTAACTCTGTTATAGAGTTTCAACCTGCCAAGCACACACGACATAAAGAGTGGTAAATCATTTTGTATCACGTCTCGTTTCGTTTTATGAAGGAAACAAAAAGGAAAACCTGGGCCCGTGTCTGGGCTCATCGCAGACACATGTCGAAGAATTTCGTCTGTATCAAATGCGATGTTTTGTGTGTCCCATGCAACGTTGAGCTCCTTCGGGTAGATACCCGGAGGGAGCGTCTTGTAAAACGCTGCTAGGACGTCCAGCTCTTGTTGGGTGAATGTTCTAGATCCTTGGAACTGGGACAAGTGATAGATCAGGCTCCTGCGCTCGGTTGTTGCACCGGTTGAGGGGTGCTGGTACCCACCGAGGGCTGGTTCGTGGGCGGTGGCTGCGAGGACTCCGATTGACTTCGGTTTCCCTGGTTTGTGCCTTTGGCCAACAGCGATTGTACTTCCTGCATTTTCACTTCCAAATCCTTCAAACTTGAGTTCAACACTCTCCTCTGCTTCCGCGTCAACTCCGTCACTGTTGCCAGTGTTGGAAACTGCAGATGCGCTTGCGCGCTTGACAGAATCACCGCTGGCTGCGTAATAACGGCCGTTGGCGATGTTAAAGGGGTGGGTGAACGTTGCTGGGACCTGCGCGATGACTGCGAAGAGCGTTCTGATGTCCTCGTCGTAGATGTCGCCTGCGCTGGTTGTGAGGCCGAGCCACTTGACGAGGAACTTGGGGTCTTTACGGTCGAGCCCCCTGGACCCGGCTGAAAATCCGACACTGGTTCAGCGTCTGATTCTAGGGTAATAACCTTCGGGACTAGGGTCTGAGCTGGAGACACCCGCGTTTGGACACCTACAACGACTGTGGGGGTGTCGACATCAGCGGTAGGAGCTTCGGCTTCATCAGCAATTTTGCTGGCAGCCTTTCCGCTCTTCTTCGGTTTGGCAAGGGTCTTGGCCCTCACCCCCAAATACTCTTCCTGATCCTCGGTCAATGTGCCAAAAGCAACCAAATCGGCATAAATGGACATGAGAGTGCCAGAGTCTAAATCTGCGAGATCATCATCGTATTCAATCATGTCTCTGCGGATTCGGCTTTTCCTCTCTGCTTCGTCTTTAACATTTTGGTATTTTTCCTCGACCTCTTCTTGTCTGGCAGCTCTCAATTCAATCTTGGCTTCTTCAGCAAGTTGCTTGCCGGATTCGCTGAGCGTGGGCGTGGTCAAGACATCATTAAAAGATTCAAGGACGACGACACGTGTTGCAGTGTCTTTTGCTTTCCTGTAAATCTCTCTGACTTCTTTGATAGCCGCTCTATGACAGCCTAATCCCACATAAACATTTTCGCAAATGTTGTGGATGCCGTCACTGCCTCTGTGAATACCAACAATGTTGTCGCCGCTGAACAAGGGAGAACCAGACCAACCAGCCAGGGTAGATGAGTTGTGCTCAAAGTTGAGCACGCTCGAATCCGACTGGCCGGTGATGGCACCCATAGTTCGCTTGACAACCCCGTCCTTGTGGCCGTAGATTGAAACTGGTCCAGGTGTGGATGGCTTGATACTCTTCAAAGAGATCGACTTCGCGCCAATGATTGAATACAATGAAGGGTCAACCTTCAAGGCAATTGTCTCGCTGACCTCAACGGAAATTTGAAGTTGGTGCTTTGGGAACTTTGCAGATCCTTTTGGCCCAACAATTCTAATTTCTTTACCGGCCCTGGCCTCGCAAGACAGGACTTGATAAACATGCAAGACGGTTATGATCCCACGCTTGCAAACGAAACCGCTTCCAATAACCATCTCATCCGCTGTGAAGAAAATCTGCCACTTTGGGCAAGTAGCAGTGTGAAAGTCACTTTGGGGCATGGCTGCTTCGGCGGTGTAGCCGTCAGTCTTAGAAGCCTTCATCTTGTATGCTTGATCAACAATAAAACCGAACACCTTCTTTAAGTTGTTACTGTCGCGTTCCACCAATTTGGTCGTCGGTTTATGATCGAATACAAGTTTGTTGACTCTCTTCCTGATTAGGGTTGAAAGGAAAGCGTAAATAGCTGAGTCAAACAGCAAGATCTTCATGGCTAGCATGTTGTGGTTGTAATGCAATTGCATGAAGATATTTCTCATCTCAGGGTAGGAGAAAACGTTGGTCTCCTGAACTGCTCTAATCTGTGGAGCAAAGAATGAGACAACCACAAGTGTTTGCAATACGTAAAAGACGACAGTCATGACAGAGTGCATTAACCAATAGCCGTGGATTTTCGTGCCATTGCTGGGAAAATTCCAGAATACGAGCCACGCCGCTGAGAGAATGAAATGGACAATCCGTGAGATAGTTCCGAAGAGCCATCCATCAAGGAGAAGTAATCCAAAAACATCCTTCGCCGCGTCACTCATTTCTTCATAGCAACTGATGTATGAATGCACAATTGTTCGACCATCCCGCGCCTGAGGGACTTCGTCTTCGATAACGTGGTAATAAACAGCGGTGATCGTAATCACAACGCTGTCCTTTACCGCTGTCATCGCGTAAACAAACAAAACAGCGAACGCAACAGCAGTTAGGTAAAACTGCCAAGGTGCGCTGCCATCCGATATTTTTGTCCCCGGGGGTAATAAGGACAACCACTCTTCTAAACTTAAATTCACTGTGACGTTGGAGTAAAGGATTTGCTCCCTAATATCAGTCGGGCACAAATCACAACCACTAATTAACACCTGGTAAACAGACATGGCGATCAACGACAATACCACCACGCTCATGAAGAGCGTGATGAAGTAATCTCTCAAGCCGTCCATCTTCGCAAGCGAGTATGAAAGTGGCGTACACAATGAAAAACAACCAAGCACGAACCGAATGAACCCAAAGGTGAACCGGTCTATGATCGGGGTTAAGAAGAGCGAAAATCAGTTGCACAGCTACGCGCATGTACAACAGACAATCGATTAGGAGGATGTAACAGTTTAGTTTCCAAAGAAAACTTTCTGCAACACACTCCATAAATGGTATGATCGACAAAGACGCTATTTACTTTCGTCTATGTCTTGAACCTCAACAAAGAAAAAGTGGGTCCAGAGAGAACGCAAAATGCGAGCTGAAAGCAAAAATCGAATGTGGTAGTCAGGTCCAACTTGATTCATCGAACAATGACTGCACAAAAGAAATCTCTCTCGGGACGCTCTTTAATTTGTAA